GTGGTCAACTTGTCCGTCGGTGTCAATTGTTACCAATTTACCGGCGGTGACTGTTGAACCAGCAGTGTAAGGTAGTATTCGGGCGGGTGCTCCACCATCGTTTACTAATATTTCTGTTGCCATATTTATCACCTATTTTTTATTAAAGACGATTTTACCGTCCTTATTCATCGAGAACATACGTTCTCTCTCGGGCTCCTCTGTTTCCACAGGTGCCTCGCTAGCTTCGTGTGCTTTTCCTTTCCCGAATGACCTTTCGGTTTCTTCAGGAACGGGCACTGCCTCTAGGGCCGCACTGAATCCAGAAAGTTTTGCTTCGTCCCACTCTTTCATCTCTTCGAATCGTGCTTCTTTCTTCTCGTCCTCTAAAGTCTTTAGAACCAACTCTCTATCAATGATAGAGTTAACTAATTCTTTCTTTCTTAAAGATGCAGCTTCGTTTGCACGTTTAGCTTCCATCTCTTCGAAATCAGAAATAGCTTTTGTTGCTGATTCGTATTTACCTTTAAGTTCGCTGTAGTTAGAAGTCATCTCATCTAGTTGACTCTTGATATTACCAAACTCTCTTTCCGTAATTACTTCGGCCTCTGATTTTACATCATCTTTTGACATTGTATCATCCTCGCTATTTGTCCCGCATTCGGGATTGTTTTCACAAGTAGTGTTTCCACTAGCACAGGAATCGCAACAAGGCTCGTCCTGTCCAACTTGTACTTCACCGTGTGAATCACATTTCGTTTCAATTGTGCATTCCCCGCAAACGGGTTCTGCTACTACATTATCAATAAAAGAAACTTCAACAGGACGAATGTTTGTGGCAAACGTATCACCCATTACATCAATATCTTTGGAAAACCAATCGATACTGACATTAGTGACATCCCCATCTTGCATCTTCTTAATTATTTCCTTTCCTCTTTCATTGTTGGAAACTTGCGCTAGCATACCTACCGCTATCTTTCCATCTTCCATCTCTTTAATCTCAGGATTTATAGCAGTACCGATTAAATCTTCCTGCGTTCGCTGATGATTAACGTAAATAGGCAGCTCCTTGAAAGCCTCTATATTACTCTTAAGTATGCTTGGTTCTATATAAACCTTCTCTTCCGAGCCGTCTTCTTTGTACTTATGTTCCCCTGAAGTTATTGCCAAGACTGGAAACTCCCATATATTTGCTTCTTCATTAAATTGCTCAGGGAAAGCGTCAGCTGTTAAAGTAAAATCCATAGCAAATGCCCTGTGTTTTTCACCAAGGCTGTGTTCTATACTGAATTGACGGGGGGTTTCTTCATCATCTACAAATCTTACTGCACACATTGATTCTGCCATCCCATCTGGATTATCCAATCCACGCTTTTTCAAACGTGGAGCTAACTCATTTACACACTCTGTATAATTACTCATTTTCTATCTCCTGTCGCATTCGCGGCTGGTTGATTACCCTTTTTCTTAGGTTCCCCTCTGTTCTCGGTTCGTTTGGATTCTTCTTTTTTGTCTTGGTCTCTTCCTCCCGAAACGTTTACATTCTCAGCAGTAGGTTGAATTTCTTCCACTCCTTCTGGGTCAAGCCCTCTCTCGGCTCTTACCTCTCCGGGTGATAGAACTCCTTCTGCTAAGTAAATCATATCAGTTTTAGCTTTGGTAAATGCATCGTCTACATTCATTTGTCTGAATTTAAACTTTGCTTCATCACTTATTTGTGGTAGCAATTGTGAATTCAAAGCGTCCTCAACTGATTTTTGTAAATATTTTACGTATGGGTCAAAAATGGGTCTAGCCTTTTCTGGGTCAGACCACATAGTAATTGGCACTTTTAGTGCTGTGTGTATTTTCATAGAAATATCGTCAAAGTATTTACCGTACTCAAAAGCACGGTGTGTTCCTTCCATTTCTGTTATTTGAATGTCATTGCCGTGTATAATATCTTCGCCGGGCTCTAAATTATTAAATGTTTCTACTATTTCATTTATCTTATCTGGGCCATATGGCATATCTGGAAGACCACAACTAATATCATATCGGCTGTTTGCATATTTATTCAATGCTGCGCCTACATCTCTTTCTGCGTAATCTTTCAAATCTACTAAGTATAATACAGTATGAACATCAGATAAACCATAAGCATAATCATCAAACGGATTGTTTTTTAATTCTACAATCTCATCTGCTTCAAATCTTACACTTTCCTCATCTGCCCCTAATTCTTGGTAGAAATATTTTACTTGTCCGCTTTCATCTCTTTGTACATACATATTTTGAGAAGAGCGTAATACAAGATTATCTCCTGTCCATTCTAAGTAACCCGTTCCAAATATCCTAGCATTTCTTAATAAACTATATAAAATTAAATCTAATCCTATATCTGTAAACATTTTTTCTATTCTTTCTCTTTCCTCTTCATCGTCGGTCACAATATCATAACCGTCTTTGGTAGCGTATAAACAAGGTAAATCAATTAATGTTCTAATTAGAGGGTCCGAAAGATATACTTGCATATATCTTCTATTATCTCCAATTTGTGGTTCATAATTTCTACCTGCCCAATTAGGCGATAGTTTAATTCTTTTAATAGCTCCAGCTCCATAACTACGCGGTTCGTCCTTTTTATAAGGAGGATTTGTGCCTTTAGTGGCAAAACTGCGCCTTTTAAAAGGCCAATAATCTGAGAGAGCCATTGCTACCAAATTAAATGTAGATTAGATATCTATAAAAAGTTTGCCCCTAAAAACCCCTTGGAGCGCTTTTAAATTGAATTGGACTACTTCTTCTTTTGCGTGTTGTCCTAAAATGATTAGCATTACTTCGAGCCCTTGGATTATGTGTACTAAGTGTAACATTACTGAAATTTGCTTCACCGGGTAACATAGATAATGCCCCGTGTACTCCTAATACTGCACTATCACAATAATCATCGTGTTTTCCCTTTGGTGCAGATATTTTTTCAGTTTTATTTGTTGTATCCATTACGTATTCTATTTCACAGTGCTGTCTATACCACTTTGCCATTAGTTTGGCGGCTTCTCCCTCTTGAAGCTCAAGGTCTGGTAATTTAATTTTATTCTGTTGGAGAAATGAAACAAAGTCTCTGAAGACCTGTCCTTTACTTCCTCGAGTCCCTCCAGTGAAAATAAACGGTATAAACTGTATACTGGTTGATATACAATCCATCCGTAATTCTGATTCAAACGCCCCACCAATCCCCGTAGCATCCAAGACAAGGCGAACAGCATCAAATGACTTCGCCACTTCCATAATTCTTCTACGCTGATAGGGGATATCGTGTCCACCTGTCTTAGGACCAATTTCTTCCAAGTATACAAGTCGTCCAATATTTCCATCTGAAAGCTTTTCGGTTCTCCAAACAGAAATAACGGTACTATTAACAGATTTACCGATATCGACAGATACAACATTATTGTTCCCAACTTCGATGTCGGTGTCCAAGTCTTCTTTCGTAAATAATTGATAAGGTTCAAAACTACCTCTTAAAAGTTTTGGATTGAAAACGCTTGATACGCTCTCAACGAACTGACATTCATATTCGGTCCGCCAGTATATAGAGTCTTCGCCCCACTCCAGCATTTTATCTAGCATATCCTGTTCGTCATATGGTGCAGTATACGCTTCCCCTTTGACAATTGCATCTGCCCACGTAAAATGTAGCCTCTTAAAGGTACCAGAATAGGCCTCATCATATAAATACCTATACATATGGTTTTCTTTACTTTTCGGGGTTCCCAAGTTTATAAATGGTGCGCTATTAGCTATTATACAAGGCTCTACATTGTCAATAAAAAGCTCATCAGAAATAAGTGGACTTTCATCTACAATTAAAAAAGTAGGGTGTTGTCCTCGTATTGCTTGACCTTGATTTGTTGGGGATATAGGGGCTCTTCTCAATATAGTCCCTCCTTTCATATTGATACTAGGCTTATTGTGTAGCCTATAATTACTTATCAAAGAATCTAAAAATTGGTTATCTTGAAAGTGTCTTAATACATAATTAAAGATAAGAGCACACTGGTCTTCCGTAGGCGCAATAATAAAAACTAAATCTCTAAATCTTTTAAAAAACATATAAATTGTGGCAGCCACTGACAAAGCCCAAGATTTACCACTCCCTCGGGGGGCTAAGATAGCCATCTTACGTTGTTTATTTTTATCACCTTTAGGAAAAGTTAATGCATTAACAACAATTTCCATCTGTAAAGGTCTTAGTCGTAAAGGTCTTTGTTCTGAATCAACTAAATAAGTGGAACAAAATCCTCTTACCAGTTCATACATCTTATCTCTATCGCAGCGGATTCGCTCGAAATATATTTCTAACTGTTTAGAGTCAAACTTACTCTTTCCTGTTATCGCTGCTTTCAGTGCCTTCGTCTCGTTTTTCACTTGCATCTTCATCTCCTAAATCACCTAAAAAATCCATAAACGCTTCTGATTTTGTTTCTATCACAGAAGGTATCTCAATATTAAGAGAGCGGAACTCAGTATGAATATCACGAACAATTTGGTTCCTTTCTCGCAATAACTTTGTTCGTATGTCAATATCCCGAATAGATACAAGAATTTCTTCCCAAAGCAGGTCTTCAAGTGCAAGATTTCTTGCCAACAATATAACAAGTTCTTTGTGACGTTCATATTCACCTTCACCAACACGTTCTCTCAAACGTTCTTCATATTCCTTGACTTTACCTTCCATTAAACACTTCACTAAATTAATTTAACTTAATTAGCTACACGCTGCAGTCTCTGCCGTTTTAGCTGCACCTAGTGCTGCTGTTGCAGTTACCACTGCTGCATCTGCATTTGCATTTGCTGTAGTTGCTACGGCTAGAGCTGCTGTTGCTGCGGCTAACCACGCATCGGCAGCTGGGTTAAGACCTAGTTCTGCTCCTGCTGCAACCCCTGCTGCAGTTTCATCTGCCACCAATGGTGGTAGTGCTGCGGCTGTTACTGCTGCTGCGGCTACCGCTGTTGCTAATATTCCTTCTGCTGCTGTTACTGCAGTTTTTGCTGCTTTGCACGCAGTTGTTTCTTCTTCTGCCATATTTAATTTCCCGTTCCTGAACTTAATGTTCCATCTTTGGTCCGTGCACTATATGTTGGCACTGCTTTAGTTTTTTCCATAAATTCTATATTAGGGAAATTTTCGCGATAGTTATCAGCGTCTGACATAGCGTAGCCATCTCTGCCACTGATTAGTAGTTTCTTTTCTGCCATCTTAATCACCTATTTATTTTTTGCTGCTGCTTTTTTCTTAGTTGCTGCTTTCTTTTTAGCTGGAGCTTTTTTTGCGGGTACTTTCTTAGCTGGCGCAACGACTGGTGCTGGTTTATATTTTCCTATATCTAACCCCCAATCGTGTTGCGTACCACAGACATAGCAAGTATTTTCTTGGAATGTTCTCCAATTTGCTTTAATGTCAGCTTCACCAAATTCTGTGCAACAATTATTATTAGGACATTTCAACATAAGTTTATTATTGTGTCAAGTCCTTATAAAACTTTTCCCTACTACTCTAATTCCTTAAGTCTGTCTAGAACTCTTAGTTCAGCTTCATCTTCGTGTTCGTGGTTATCTCCATTACGGAATGTACCTTTTCTTGTTTGTTCTATCTGACTGTTCTGTTGAGCAGTCCATAGTTCTAATACTTTATATATGATAACTAATGCGGGCGAGCCTATAATCAGTAATACTGACTTATAAGATTCTATATCTTCTACTACCTCTGGATGACGAAATGCCATCGTAACCAGAAATACAGAGAGTCCTACCCACGCCATTACTACTGGCGCTGCTACCAATACCATCATAAAGTTAGCAAAGTTCCCATCTGGGTTAGCTGCATCTGGTTTATGATTAGTCATACTTATTCACCTCCTCGTTCTCTTAATAGTAACTTAATTTCTGCGAGAAGTATCTTTACCTCTTGCATATCCTCTGCATTTTTTTTATGACGAGCCCCAAATTCGTTCTTTACTTCATATAGTGAAAAAACCATAAATCGATATAGGGCATAAATTGCTCCAAGAAGTAGTATCAATGGTAGCCCATAATCTTCAATGGCTACTAGAACGTCCTCCATTATTCAGGTGCCTCCACTCTTATGCGAGGTACATCGAACTGTTGCTGAAATACGTAATCCTCTAATTCCTCATCCCATACAAGTAATGCTACCCACATAGCCCATTCACCTTCTGTATTATTAAGTTCTTCGAAAGTGAAATTAAACCAATGGTCGTCCCAATCCTCGCCGTTTACTGTTAGATATATATCTGTCCAATTATAATCACC